CAGTTTGATATTTAAAATCAGGTATAAATCGTCTAACAGCCATAAAAAACTCACCATCTCCTCTGTAATCTGCAACGCCTGTTTGTTGACCAAGAGCACTACGTCTTGATGTTATGTCCCAATCTCCAGATCTAATAAATGCAGGTATGGCTGTCGTTGCTGTACTGTTGACTTGATCTGTGCCTTGTTCGTGTTCGTAATAAATACTAGCACCATATTTATTTGTAATTCCTAATATGTCAGGGAACACCGGTGTTAGTGTATCATCGTAATCTGTAGCATATGGATTATCAAATACACTTTGATCTTGATATGTTGTTCTATCCAAAGACGATGTTGTCCAACAGTTTTCAGAGTAGTTATAAGTTACACATCTATCGATTTGTTCAGATCCTGATTTTGGATAAAACCAATTTACCTCTGTATATAAAGAATTAGCTGAAGAATAAATAACATCGGAAGAGTTAAAATTAAGACCTAGGTTTCCATTCTGAACTGTAAACACAAAGTCTTCCACTAAACAAGGTAGGGCTTTGACAGTACCATCGTACATAAAAAATCCACCTTCATTAGACATCCAATAAACAGCGCCATTAACGTAAGAAGCTGCATGTTGTCCTATGCATCCACAGTTAGTACCAACTTAATTTCATTACCAGTATCTAATCTAAAAGTTCCTGCAGTATTAGTTGCTGTTGGTGCATAAGTATTTAAATCTTCTTGGTTAGAAAATCTTACAAACATAGGATCCTGAGTTGTAGGATCACCTATAGTTGTTTCTGTTCCAAAATGAAATAAATGTCTATCTCTGTCAGAGACTAAAGTAAATCTAGACGCTGTTGGGTTACCTGTTGTTACAAAACCAGATGTAGATTGTGATGCTCGAATACCTCGAGCTCCAGATGCTCCAGCATTCCACGTAAAAGTTCTACCATCAAATATAGTTGCAACTAATACTTGACCAAAATTATCAAGACTCCAATTTCCTGGATCTAAAATTACATTGGTAGTAGATCGTTCTGTCCCCCAAGTATCAGCACCCCAAAAAGATGTGCCCCAACCATAACCTGCAGTTTGAAACGTTGGTCCAACTTCAACGTAAGGATTAACAGTTACAGATCCTGCTGCAGTCATACCCGTTCCCCCTTCAGCACGCGATGCTTGAACCGTAAATTTATCTATATCAGGCACAGTTAATATTTCATAAGGTTGTTCTAATTCAGCTGCTGTAAAATCTGATGCACCTGTAACTGTAACTGATGAAAGAGTTACATATCGTCCAACAGCTAAACCATGTGAACCTTTATTGATAGTTACTGTTCTAGATCCATTAACAGTTGTTAATGTGCCTCCAGTAATCGCTGTATCTAAAGGAGTAATGTCAAAAAAATCATTACCGTAATATAAAAATAAACCTTGAGAGGTTCCTATAGCAGCATAACGTTCTCCCGCTAGAGAAGTCCAAGCTAATTGCGCTCTAGCAGCGCCCGGTAAAGTCTTAGATGCAGCAGTTAATTGTTCCCAACCCCCTATTTTTTCGGGTGCTGTGTATCTAAAACGTACAAAATCGCCATCTACCCACTGTCCAGGAAGAGCAGAGGGTACGCTTTGTTTATTAAAACCAGGTGCAAAATCTACTTTTTTTAGAGCCATAATTATGTTACATATATATTAGTTTTATAGAGAATGAAAGTATCAATATAAAGGATAAATAGAACAAACCAAGGAAAAAAAGA